CACGTACCATGACGGCGCTTGGCGCAAGGATGAGGGCGAGATGCTCGTCAGTGGCAAAATCAAAGACTTTGTGCGGCTGATGGGTGTCTACTGCATCGAGATCGAGGAAGACGAGCTTCGACAAAACTATCAGCGGTTTGTAGCCAAGATGGGAGACAGGCGGATGCGAGACCGCATCATGAAAGACGCGAGAGACGTGCTGCCTGTCGGCGCGAGTGAGTTTGACGCGAACCCCTATCTCATCAACTGCCGCAACGGAACCTACGACTTGCGGGATTTTTCATTCCACGAGCATCGTTGGAACGACTTTCTCACCATGCAGACCGCTTTCAACCATACCACACGCAAGGATGTTCGCTGCGAGAGGTGGGAACGGTTCGTCGATGAAGTCTGCGAGGGCAACGCCAACAAAGCCGATTACTTGCAAAGAGCGCTCGGCTATAGTATGCTTGGCTTGAGCAACGAGGAATGTATGTTCATCCTGTGGGGCAAGACCACACGGAACGGCAAGAGCACGATGCTCAACACGATTGAAACCATGCTTGGTGACTACGCCAAAGTGGCTCCTGTTGGACTCATCTGCTATGAGGGCAAGAACAAGGACGTGGAGGCAGCTTCCCCGACTCTCGCAGGGCTGAAGGGTAAGAGGTTTGTCACCATGAGTGAGAGCAATGAGTACGGTAAGCTCGACGAAGAGAAGATCAAGCAAATGACAGGCGGCGAGGAAATCACAGCCAGAGCGCTGTATGAGAGCGCTGTCACGTTCTACCCGCAGTTTACTCTGTGGCTGTCCTGCAATGACCTCCCCTCGGTCTCAGACCACAGCCTGTTCGCCTCCAACCGCATCAGGGTGGTAGAGTTCGGACGGCACTTCTCAGAGAGTGAGCAGGATAAGAACCTCAAGCAGGAACTGTGTGAGCCGGAAGCTATGAGCGGCATCTTCATGTGGCTGATTCGCGGGTACAGGAAATATCTGGATAAGGGTTTGGAGATGCCGCTGAAGATGCTCGACGTGATACGGAACTATGAGCGCGACAACGATTTGGTGGGGCAGTTTCTCGAAGCCAAGTGTGAGTACGCCATCGGTGAGAGCGTCAGGTGCAAGAGCCTGTATGACTCTTTTAAGCTGTGGTCGAAGAGCGAGGGTTCCCGATCCCTTGGGCTGAAGAAGTTCAACGCCGACATGGAGAGACATATCCAATGGCACAATGGGAAAGCCGTGGTGGATGGGGAACCTGTTTGGACAGCGATTAAGTTTAAGGAGGTGCTGGCATGACGGTGCGTGAGATTATCAAGGAGTCGTGCAGGATTCGGAAATGTACTCTCAGTGAAGTGGCGGAATCGGCAGGGATTCAGAAGAGTAACCTGTCTGCTGCGCTTTCGTGGAAAAAGGATGACGGTAACACGATGAAGGTATCGACTCTAATCAAGCTGATGGAGGCGGCGGAATGCCAGATCGTGGTGCAGATGTACAACTCTGACGAGGAATTCGTATTGGATGGTGAAAGCGAGTTGGATGAGGACGCTCAGGCGTTCTGAAATATCCGTACCGGATATATCCGATTATTCTCATTCATAACAGCGATAGAAAGTATCTCTAGAATGGCTTTCTAGGAATACTTTCTATAGGTGTTATGATAGACTATATCTCCCAGAGTTATTATACTGAATAATAACGGAGAGTAAACTTTTTCTAGAAACGCTTTCTAGAGATACTTTATACCTCTGTTATGACAGAGGATACATCAAGAAAATATCCGAATATCACGGCCACATCAAGAAAATATCCGAATATCACGGAAACAAGATAAATCTATTTCGGAAAGGAGACTGTCGTGTATGTCATTAGAAAAGGAGACCGGTTCGGGCAAGGAGACCGGTACGAGGCGCACCGTGGCGGAGGCCAGAGGGCTGACACCAGAGCAGTTGATCGAGAAAAGCGGACTGTCCAATCAGATGTATAGAGGGAACCTCTTGCAGGAGATTGGGATGGATGTGAAGGACGGCGAGAACGTCAATTCCAACACCAAGATCATCATGAAAAATCTTGAGATTGCCAACCTCCCTGAGATCGATTTGATGGACGCTGAACAGGTCAGAAACCGCATCAGAGAGTATTTCACGATAGAGGCTAAGTGGGGATACAAACCTACTGTTGCAGGGCTTGGAAATGCGCTGAATGGCCTTAGTAGACAACGACTTTGGGAGATTCGGACTGGTAATACAACTAGGGGTCATCACCTTGCTGAACGATTACCAAAATCTGTGAGGGACGAGGTGAAAAAAGCTTACCATTTAATGGAACAAAATTGGGAAGACTACATGCAAAATGGCAAGATCAACCCCGTCGCTGGCATCTTCCTGGGCAAGAATAACTATGGCTATCAGGACAGAACTGATTATGTAATCACACCTAATGAGAACCGTCCGGAGTTCGACGAAAACGAGATTCGAGAGCGACTCCGACTTTCCGACTCCGACTCTGACAGCGACTCTGAGTGACCGACTTTCGACTTTCGACTTTCGACTTTCGACTGATTTTTATCAGGAATTTCTGATGAAGTTCCTGATTTTATTTTGCCAAATTATCGAGAAATTATTTGAAGATAAATAGAATAGTCTATTGATTTAGTAGATATATCCGTAATAGGTAAATCTGTTTTCAAGTAAAATCTTGACAAGAGCTTTCTTGACAACGGACAAAACCGTAATAGATAAAGCTATTATCAAATGGAAGCTTGACAAGAGCTTTCTTGACATTCGCTTTTATCCGTAATAGCTAAATCTGTTTTCAAATGTTTTCTTGACTTGCGTATGTTGATCGAAAACAACGGCTTGCAGCATGTTCGGACATAGGCGTAATAGATAAATCTATTTCAAGTGTTTTCGGATATGCTGCACACAATTCTAAAGCTATGGCCGGTTTGGCGTGTTTCCTGCTTCCAATATCTTTGATTCTTCATGGCTTGCCCAGCTGGTTTTATTCCGTTTCTTCCTATTATAAGCGAAATAGACGGCTTGTGTCTGTTTTCTTTTGAGTATATAGCCGAAAAATTAAATCCGGAAAATTCCGAAAAATTTTTCAAAAGCTATTGACAAATCCGGATTTATCCGTATAATAACAATTGCAATCGGAAATAACCGAATTGCGAACCGAACCTTGAAAACTGAATAGCCTATAGCATCCAGGCGAAAAACTGGCCAGGTCATAACATTACGCATTTAGCGTATTCCTGGAAAGCTCTAGCTGGAAGCCTATGGGCGTTTCTGTTTACTGAACGAACATGATAGAAAGGAAGGGTAAACTATGGCAACCAGAAACAATTTCTATATTGGCTTGAATGACAAGGATACGAAAAAGCAGGAAATTTCATCAGAAAAGGCCCTGGAAATTATCGAAAACGTGTTTGATACTTTTTCCGAATATGGCGCAACCATTTACGATTGCAAAGGATTATACAAGCATACGAACGGCTACAAGGTCAGGGAGAACACAATTGGCGCGTTTACGATTGACCTGGATAGAGAGACAATCAAACAGATTTGCAAAGTGCTAAAAGAAACGCTTAATCAAGAATCAATCCTAGTTGTGAATGAACATGTAGACGTTGAATTCATGTGAAGAAAAGAGGGAAAGAAAATGTCAAAGAATTATTACACTTGTCTGGTTGGAATCGGTTTCAAGTCTGAAAATAACTACAGAGACAAGCCGCTTGCATATTGTCCATATGGAAGCTGTGGAATCATCTACAACGGAAAAGATACCATGCTGAAAAGTTATGAAACATTCGTATTGAAAAAGGATAGCAACGGTTTTGTGCAATGCACTGGCGTTTACAGCCGTACTACAATGAAACATATTAGCGCATGGTTAAAAGAGATTGCCTCAAACATTAGTTATCACACAATGAAAAAGTGCTATCTTGACAATGTTGCGATAAATGCGGAAACTGGGGAAATTAAAGCTCTTAATGGCAAACGTGATTTTTACGGTTTTCAAGGACTGGAGGCGTGAAGAAAATGTCAAAATTCATCAAGATTATTGCGAATGAACATGAATTCACATTCTATTGTGACAGTCGTTCTACACGAACCGGATTCGCCCATGATTGTACAATGGCGATTGACTACAGCCGGAATTATAAAGCAACATGCCATTATATTAATAGAACATGGGAAAGATGGAATTATCAAAGCGCTTGCCTTGATGCGCTAAACAAGGCAAGTCTTGACTATACGGATAGGAAATTGCAAGAATACAAGTATACTAACAATGTTACACGAATGACAAGCAAACGCAAGGCGGAATTCATGGAAGCTTGCAAGGCGGATATATGGCTTGAAACACTGGCACAAGTCAAGCACGAATTAAACACGAAATTGTTTTGAGAGAAGGGGAATAAACATGAAGAAGCACATGATTTGGAAGTCTGACATAGATATTGATGATTGGAAAGATTATTTCGATGAATTGAAATATTGCTTTGATGAAGATTTATCTGATTCGGAAAAATGGGAAGTCGCAAACGAATTGAACCAGGAACATCTAGAAGATGAACGAATCAATCTAAACATTCGATTGACTGGCGATATAATTGCCATTGGCTCTATTGGAACATGGCGCGGAACATTCAAAGGATATAAGGAAATGAAAACCGATAATATAGCCGATTGCTTGACAAGTCTTGTAAATGGCTGTAGTGAAATTGAATTCTTCATAGAAAATGGAAATTTTAAAGCGAACGAATATCATCATGATGGGATAAATCATTATCTATATAGGCAATGGCGCGACGGTTTAACATGGACACAAAAAGACAATTTCCTAGACAAGCTCTACCATGGGAAAGCATCAGACAGAGATATAAGGCGATACACAAAAAGCATTGCAAAAGAAATTTGCAAGGTTTACGGATGGGAGGCGTAAAGCGATGATTCTAATTTGTCTCTTGATTCTACCCTTTGCAATCCTTGCTGAATTATGCAAGCTGACCAAATAAAGGAGGCTTGATAGAACATGCGTAAAACAGAGTATTTAGAAAAGTATGGTTTATGGTTGTCTGAAATATACTATGCTGATATGCTGCAAGCACGAACAGATTGCCAACGAAAAGCGAAATACATTCTCCATTGCAAGAGCTGTATTCACGAATGGTATAGCAATGGTACAATGCAAGAATTAAAAGAGTATGTGAAAACAAATGGCGTACAGCCATGGAAGAAAGCAAAGCAGCATTACAATCCCTACTTGTCAAGCCGTTGACAAATCAAAAGCCTTGCACACGTTGCAAGGCTTTTCTTTTGCGTTTAAAGCGCTTCCATTGTGTCCATAGTATAATTCCCTTTGATGGATAGTAAAACGCGAATAAAGGCCATTAGAGCGCGCCTGGCGCAATGGTTCTTTTCCTGCTTGTGTTTGGCAAACGTGCCCCATGGGGGAATTACCAAATTTTGGAAACGCCCTCGGGAGTGCCTCAAGTAGCCGCGAAAAATAAAAAGTCGGAAATATCCGAAACTGATCTAGATGCCGAAAATTCGGAAATATACTTGACAATCGGATAAAAGCGTACTATAATGACCATGAGGTGATTCACATGAAAGCCAATGAGGCTATCCGAAATATCATGAAGCTGTCAGGAGTCGGGACAAACGCTCTTGCGGCAAGGATGGGTAAATCCGCCAGGTTGGTGAGCGACAGGTTGAGTCAAGAGAACATAAGCGTTGACAAGCTCAATGAAATGCTAAGAGTCATGGGTTACAAGCTGATGGTTGTACCACGAGAGGCGCGAACCCCCGATGGTGGGTATGTAATTGATGGCATGGACACAACAACCGATGAGGTGAAAGCCCCTGTTCTCACGAAGAAAGAGAAGAAATCCGTCACCAACCCCGAAACGGGAAAAATCGTACTGTCTCCCACAGAAGACCTCATCAGGGCGGGTTATCTCACAGTGCAGCAAGCCATGGAGCGTGGCTGGAAACCCACCCCTGAGTTCTTGGACTACATCTTAGACAATGAGGGAGGAAACGCAAATGCTGACGCTTGAGGACATCATGGAGTTCATCGCTGAGAACCCGAACGCGACCACGATCACGCTGAGTCCTGCCACTTTCGAGATGCTCAAGAAAGAAGCGGATTACGACGAAGCCACAGGAACCTTCCGTGGTCTCAAGCTGAGAGTCTTAGAGGGTCTTCCCGATAATCGAATCTTCCTGTCCTGACGAGGTGCGATATGAATTACGGGTACGCACGAGTTTCTACCAAGAACCAAGACCTGTACGGCAATTCGCTTGCAGACCAGACGCAGAAACTCAAGCAAGCGGGGTGCACGGTGATCTACCACGACAGCTTCACGGGCACGAAGATGGAGCGGCCAGAGTTCTCGGCCTTGCTGTCTCGCTTGCAGCCGGGTGACACGCTGACGGTGACGAAGCTGGACAGGTTTGCGAGGACTGCGGCGGATGGCGCGTCCCTGATTCAGTCGTTGCTTGCGAGAGGGATTACGGTGAACATTCTCAACATGGGGAAAGCGGATAACTCCCCGATGGGAAAGCTCCTGATTACGGTGCTGTTAGCCTTTGCGGAGTTTGAGCGCGACATGATTGTGGAGAGGACTCAGGCCGGAAAGGCCGTGGCGAAAGCCTCAAACCCGAATTTTAAGGAGGGCAGACCGGCCATCGATCTTCCAATAGACACCATCCAAAAATTCCGGGAAAAACAAAAAGACCATTCCTTGACCGTGAATCAGATATGTGCAGAACTCGGCATCAGCCGTGCGACGTGGTATAAGAAGGTGGGGTCAACAGCATGTTCGCGTTCGCAATGCTCATCACAGTGGTCGCAGTGACATGGGTTTACTTCTTTGTTGAAAAACACAACAAGCTGTACGAAAGCGGAACCCGAAAAGAGGACGCTCTGATTACTTCCACCAAGATCGTTTCTATCAACGGTGTCAGCTACACCAAGACAGAGGGAGCCGTGGGAAGAGGCATCATCGGTGGCATCTTGGGTGGTGAGACAGGAGCCATGTTGGGAGCCTTAACAGCGCCCACAGTAACGCATTCGGAAAACCACTACACGTTCCTGGTCAGCTACTCGACAGGGGAAGTCAAGAAAGAGACGGTGAGCGATCAGAGTGGGCGATTCCAATTCCTGATGAGCAAGCTTGGAAAGTGATGTCGCACAGCGCGAGGCAATAACGCTTCGCGCTTTTATTTTGTTATAGATGAGGTGATGACACATGAGATTGGTAGACGAACTGCGGGAGAGAGTGCTGCAAAGCGTTCCTTCCCGTAAGATTCTGTCGCTGTTCAATGACTATAAAGCGGTGGTGGAGAACCAGGGGACAACGGAGGACGCGATTCAGCTGGCGAAGGACGCGCACACGGCGGCTGTGCGGTGTGGTGAGGACTACGAACTGGGTGAGGAATTTCTGGAATTGGAGAAAGCAGGGAGGTTGATAGCGGCTCCTGATGATTTTGATTCCTTCTTATTATATGTGGAATGGGACAGAGAAACCAGAAAGAAGTTCTACGTGCCACGCAGGAAGCAGCTATTGCCCATCACTCACGCGCTGCAAGACTTGGCGGACGATAAACTCGATCTGCTGTCCATCTCCCTCCCGCCGGGCGTTGGAAAGACCACGCTTGCGATCAGA